TGAAGCCGCATTGTATACGCAAGATAAATTGCAAGAGATAACAAATCGACTAAGACCTAGAGTTGGTCAAGCTGATACGCAAGGTAGATTGATTGTAATTAGTACGCCTAATGGTACAGGTCCATTGCATGATCTGTTCACCTTAGCGTTAGAAAATCCTGAGAAGTATGTTGTTCGTCATTACAATTATTTGCAGATGCGTAGTGGCAATCGTGACTTCATTGAAGAACAAAAACGAATTATCAGTCCATTAAAATTCAATCAAGACTACATGTGTCAATGGGAAAGTGTTAGTGATGCGTTCTTCTATACATGGGACAAACACAAATACACAAGAGAAGTAAAAGATTTTGGTGGTGACATATGGACATTTCACGATTTTAATAAACGTGTAATGACGGCAGTAGTTGCTCAAGTCAAGAAGCAAGGGCATCAGGATGGAACGATTGAAATATTAAAAAGTTATGCGATACCTGACTGTAGCACAGAGGGTATTGCTAGTGCTATTCGTGAAGACTTTCCTAAACGTAGAATCAACTCAATTATTGACATGAGTGGTACGCAAGTTAATCGTGATACTACAAGTCCCTTTGGCGTAACAGATAGAATTATTTTAGAAAAATATGGATTTACAATCAGTAATACACGCAAGAGTAATCCTCTTGTTACTGATACTGATAACACTAGCAATGCATTCATAAATCGTGGTGGTTTAGTTGTTAAGCCTGACGATAAGTTCTTATTAGAAGCATTACAAACATATCACTTTGAAGATGGTAGTCGCAAAAAATTAGTGAAGTATACTGAGAGTAGATACGCACATATCGACGGCCTAGGCGACTGTATAAGATATGGCATTCATTATCTATTCCCTATACAACATGACAATATGATAGGTATTCCTGAGTACGTAGGTATGGATCAACGATTATCTAGACAAAATCGTCCCGGCGTCAATCATATGCCTGATAGTCCATTATATCCTGGCGGACCAACGTGGGAAGAAATTATGAATGGAGATCAAGTAGAAGATTTCCAAGTATGGAGTTAACATGGGTAGAAGGTACGGAGATTGTGGCACTCTTATTGAAAGATTGTTAGACAAAATAGAAATTAATAATACCACTGGATGCTGGGAGTTTCAAGGTGGTAGAAATAATCTTGGTTATGGTATGATTCGTGATGACAAAAAAATGCGTACAGCGCATAGAGTAAGTTATGAAGAACATAGTCAAACTAAGATTCCAAGTCATCTTGTTGTGATGCACAGTTGTGATAACCCTTGTTGTGTTAACCCTAGGCATTTAAGTTTAGGCACACGCAGTGATAACACTAGAGATATGATTAATAAAGGTAGAGGTAAATCATTTGGTGGCATGGGTATGAAGGGCAAAAAGATGCCAACAACAAAATGCCCGCATTGCAGTAGAAATATTTCTAACAATACATATGCTAGATACCATGGCAATAACTGTATGCAAAAGAATAGCATAAATAGATTATCTACTAATTAGCCTAGATACGAGAACAAAAAATATGAAAACAAAAGCAGACTTACTAAAGCGTAACCCAATTTATTCTAATATCTACAATGAGATGTTAGCATATCAATATGCATATCTTGGGGGACTACCTTTCAAGATGTTTGTGCGTAAGAAAAGACCTAGTGAAGATTCAACATTGTATCAAGACCTAGTTGCTAACACAATTGCACAGCCAATCTGTCGTTATATCGTTGACACAATTAATGATGTATTGTTCGAGCCAGGAATCAAGCGTAACATGCAATTCTGTACTCCTACTGGTCAACAGATCAATCCAAAGAATACTGAATGGGCAGACTTATTCTTGTTAGATGCTGACTTAACTAATCGTTCAATGAATGGTTTCATGGAAGGCATTGGTGATCTAACAAGTATATATGGACATTGTTGGGTAGCAGTTGACATGCCACAAAAAGGTGATGGCAATCTAGGCAGACCTTATGTCTGCGCTATCAATCCATTAAATGTATGGAACTGGTGCTTTGATTACTACGGTGGTCGCCCAATGCTTAAGTCTGTTACAGTTATGGAGATGGAAGAAGAAGATTGCTATTACATCAAGTGCTATACATTAGGTGACGCAAACACTCCAAGCTACTGGGAAAGCTATGAAGTAGAAAAAGGCCCTGCTAAGATGGAAGAGCCTGCTAAGTTAACTGGTACTGGTACATATCCACCAGGCATGAGCTTACCAATATTCATCGCATATGGTCGCAGAGACCCAAGAACAATCGATATAGGCATTAGTGATATTGACGCAGCCAGTGATGGTATGCGTGAGTACTATAAATTAGAATGCGAAAAGTATACAGCATTACAGTTTGCACACACATTGATTCGTGCAGATAAGGGCATTAGTATTCCAGTTCATGCTGGCGCTATTGTTCGTGCTAATGAAGGTCAAGTAGAAGCTATCCCAGTCGATACAGGTGATGTTGACGCAATTATTAAAACACAACAAGATTTATTAGAACAGATTGAAGCACTAACAGGCTTAGGTGGCTTACGCAACAGTAAGAACCAAATCGCATCAGGCGTTGCTATCATTGAAGAACGCAAACAATTACACCGTCTTGCTAAGAGTAAAGCAAGATTGATGGAAGTTACAGAAGAAATGATTTATACATTTGCCGCACGTTTTATGAACGTTCGTTGGGCAGGTGAAGTAAGTTACAACACAGATTATGAAGCACATGATACAAATTACAGAATGGCTGTAATGAAATCAGCGAAAGAACTCGTTGGCGATAATCAAATGGTTCAATCATTGATTACAAAAGAAATTATTGCTATGCTTGCTCCTGATACTGCAATACCAGAATATGAAGAAGCATACATCAACACAATCGCTGATCCTGATCTACGAACATTAATGACTGAGCAAAACAATGAAGTTCTCAGTAGAGATTTGACACCGAGCATGATCCCAGAACATGAACAGTATGGTGAGAATGAAAACGGCGAGAATGGCGAGAGTGAATCAGAATCAGAGTCAGAAGGATCATTTGGTGACGCCGGTAATGCATCATTGCTAGGTGGACCAGGTACTCCAGTTACTAACGTAGGTGTGACTTACTATGCGGCTCAGGTACCCCCAGTTATGCTTAACTCAATGAACACAGGTCGTTGATATGAAAATGTCTCCTAGAATAATTTATACACGCCAAAAATGTATGGCAAAATATAGAGGTATAGATTTTCATTTGTCGTTCGATGAATGGAATAATATTTGGCAAGCATCCGGAAAATGGAATGAACGCGGTAGAGGTAAGGGCAAATATTGTATGTCCAGAGTTAACGATACCGGCGCTTACGCAGTAGGCAATGTGTTTATTCAATTGACAACACAGAATTCCGGAGACTTTCATAGAGGTACAACACAAGACCCAACTATCATTGCTAAAAGAGTTCAAAAGATTACAGGTAAACCTCAATCGATTGAACATAAATTAGCAATTAGTATGGGACAAAAAAAACGATATGCAGAGATGGGTAGATAAATCTATCTACATCCATAATGCATAAATACATTACACAATCGCTAACTACGTAAAGTTAAAGGAAAAAATGGACAATCAAAATTTCGTTGGCAACGATGTAGCCCCTGTTACTGCACAGGACTCACAAGGTGAAGCAGGAGAGCAAAACGTTAACCCAGGTGCTATTCGTAAAAGCACAACACAGTCATTGTTAAATGCACTATCTAATGCGAGCGGAACACAATTCCAATCTGTTGAAGATGCACTAGCATATATGGCACGTGTAGGGGCTCAAAATCAAAACGGTGGCAACGCACAGCCAAGTGGACAACCAAAGCAACAGAACAGTTCGAACGGTCGTGTCACAACCAATGACTTGCATGAGCAGTTTAGTAAACTTCAACAAGACCTTGCTACTAAAGAGCAAAGATTGCGTGAGAAGGAACTAGATAGCGACATTCAAAGAGCTATGGGTGACAGATTTGATTCAGACCTACTTGATTACGCATTGAACAAAGTTAAAAACAATATTCAATGGAACGATGATGGCAGTTATGCTATTGTTAATCAAAAGGGTCAAGAGCGTTATGGAAGTGATGGAATGCCACTTACAATCCAAGGATTAGTACAAGAAGTAGCAGTGGGTAATCCAAAGCTACTCAAGCAGAGTAACTCTAATTCTGGATCTGGTTTAAGACCTGGACAAGGTTCTTTCACTGGTGCATTAGACGAGGCAGTACCAGATTACTCACGTGATCCGGCAGCATTCAATGCATGGGCTAATAAAAATGGTCTAGGCAAAGGAGTTGGTCTAAAAGGTCTAGGTGTAACAGCGAGTGTTTCTAGTTCAAGTCGCAAAGTACTCTGAGCCAACTAAAATTTTAATTAAAGGAAAATATCATGGCATATGTATTAGGCGGTCCTAATAATGAAGGCGATGGCTTCACAACAGCTATCAGTAACTTCGCTCTACGTGCAATGCACGAATCTAATGGTCTAGTTAATTTCACTAACGTTGTTGCACCTACACAAGGTCAAACATTCTTAGTACCTAACTTCGCACCAATCACATACCAAGACTACAATGCTAACGGCACTGGTGGTACATTTGGTACAGGTAACGCAGTTGTACAAAACCCATCATTGGGACAAGGTACAATTACAGCAACTCCAGCAGTTGCACAAACAGCATTCGATATCTTCTACGGCTGGACAACATCATTCACATTGGCTGCAACGCTTGGTGCTGAATTAGGTGAGTCATTTGCTGAGAAGGTTGACCAGCGTGTTACAGCGGCTTTCTTGAGCTTCAAAGCAACTCCTGGTAACTTGTTCTATACACAAACTCCAGCTGACGGATTCCCACGTGTCTTACAATTAGGCGCTATGGAACTTGCTGAGTCTGGTACAACTGTGACTCCAGCAGCCGGCGGTACAGCTAATTTCAGCGCAAACAGCGTTCTTGATTTAGTTCGTTTGGTTAAGCAAAACTTTAAAGTTGCACGTATGCCTGGCACACCAATTATCATTCTTGATAGTAATGGTGATGCTGAAGGTTCAGTTGCAGGTCAAACAGGTTCTTCATTGAATCGTATGTTGGCTGAGTTAACTGGTGGTGCAGTTTCTCAATCAGGTGGTTCTAACCTATCTGCTCTTGGTAACGAATTGTTGTCAACAGGTCGTATCGAGTCTGTATATGGCTGTATGGTTATGTTCACAACATTCTTGCAATCTGCTAACCGCACATTCTTAGGTTCTGGTCCATTCCCAGTACTAGTCGGTGCATACTTCGGTGACAGTGCTTTGTTCACTGTTATGAAAGAAGGCTTGCAGTTGAAGACTGGTGAAGTACCAGGTGGATTGCAAATTTGGTTGACTGGTGTCGGTTACTTCGGTTCTGGCGTTGGTGACTTACGTCGTGGTGGCGCAATTAACATTCAGCAGTAATATGAATAGAGAGAGTACTAAACTACTCTCTCATTGTCTAGGAAAAATATAATATGTCAGTACCATATCAAAGAATCTCAAACGCAACAGTAGAGGACATTCAGTTCTACGATCCGGCAGCGGAACGCAGAGCGGCTGCTCTTGGTGTTGATTGGGCTCCCTACTTTAAAGTCGGTTCACAAGAGTGGCTTTATAAATTAGAGTTCGGCTGGTGGCAGAAATACTGCGACACCGTTCTTGGTGCTTACTATTATGCTAATCTACCAGATGGTCAATTGATCTCAAGTTTCAACCCAAGTCTGCTCATTAAAAACGATCAGACATTAATTCGCTTAGACACATTCGGTGCCATACTAGTTTTCTATCAATCACTAGTAACTGATGTGTCTAACATGAATGAGGTTGATGTTCAGAATTATGAATTCGCACAAAAGCGTTGTGATGATGAATGGACAAAAGCGTTGCAGTTGATGAATTTCTATGATTTATATCAAGATAATCCTCAAGGACCAACAACTAAACTTGAAGAAAATTGGACAGCCGACGTTGATTATTTCAACGGTGATAGGAGATATTTCTAATGGCTGTAGCAACTTACACTACACAGAATGGACCCACAGTCTCTCAAATGGAGATCATGGATTCATTGCGTTTAACTATACCATCAGCATGGAACATTCCGATTTATGACGAATTTCCTAGTGATATCAGTATGGTTAGATTTGGCTTGTATGTAAGTAATGTTATTACTAGTGAAAGAAGCGTAAACCAATTGGGTATTCAGTATTGTGCATCAATCTACAATGCAAGTGATACCTTTACAGTGAATTACGTTTCATTTCAACAAGATCCTTACGAATCACAAGTTTGTAATATCGTTGGAGATTTAGTAACAGTATCAGAATTAGGAATACAATTGATGGATGGGTACTTTGAAAGAACCTACAATCAATAACTATCATATGGTCCAACAAGAGCGGCAATACATACTTGGACATTCAATTTAACACGCTTAGAATTTAATACTTAACGCCTAACACAAGGAGAAATCAAATGGCAAGAATCACAGTAAACACAACAGGTACAAATCCGATACTTATTTTAAGTACAGATTTAGCCAACGTATCTGCTGCCAATCTCGCAAATGGAAATATCAGTCTAGCTAATAGTTTATCTGTAACATGTTTACAAGATATCACTGTTACATCTAGCACAGGTATTTTTTCATGGACCGACTTTTGCAGTACAGATATGAACAAAATCACTACACCAGCTGATAACGAAATTTCAACAAATTTAGTTATTGATCCGACAGTATATTTCGGTACTGGTGGTAGCAACAACGCCGCTGAATACGGTGTAGCACGATTGAGCCAAAACAAAGTTCAAGTACAATTTAAACTTGTTTGGAACAACAGTAATGCAAATGCAAACGTTGCTAATTCATACTTCAGTACAGGAGTTGGTTACATTTCGTCACTAGCACCTACAGTAAGTCCTGACGCACCGGTCTGGGTAACCCCTATGGCTATTGCTGTTGATGGAACAATGTATACTGCTGAACAGTAATTTGTGATAGCATGAACAAAGAGGGAACATCACGTTCCCTTTTTTATTAACTTAGAAAGATAACAAATGAATAATGATGATGTATGGCTTAAGACCGACGTAGAAAAACTCAGAAGTTTAATCGCTGATGAAGCAAAGATGATACCAATGTTAGACAACATGCAGGCAACTATAAAGCAATTAAAAGCAAAACAAACATTTCGTTTAGCATTGCTCAATCAATTACTAGAAGATAGTATTGACAAAGAATAAATACAATACAACAATTTAAAGGTAAAACAAATGAACATCTCAGAATTTAAAATCAAACCAAAACTCATTGAAATATTAATTGATGACAAAGATATCGTAGAACAGTACGGTGACAGTATCAAATTTCACATGTACGATCATTTGGATTTGACAACATACTTCAAATTTTTCAGAGCACAGAGCGAAGGCAACACAGACGATTTGCTTAAGATTGTAAAAACAATCGTGCTTGATGAAAAAGGCAAGCCAGTTATGACTAGCGAATACGAATTGCCAGTAGACATTTTTACCAACGCAGTAATTAAGATTACTGAACATTTGGGAAAGTCAGAAACCAAGAAGTCAACCCCAACGGAGACTGGAACGCCGCAATGATGCTAAACGTTGGAGTCATTGCTAAAACATATGGTATGTTGCCTAGTCAAGTAGTTGACAATGCAACAACGTATGATTTAATGATTTCTGACGTTATGAGTTCTTGGGAAGAGTATCAATACAATAAAGCAATGGGGAAAAGTACTGTGCCAGATTATTCTACAAAAGAATTATTAGACATGTTACATAAAGGTAAAGAAGATGAATAAAATCGTTAGTAAATTGAATTCTATTAAAAGTCTATTGAATGAAAATCAAATAGCGACAGAAGGTGCAAAGTATATGCAAAGTATCACTCCTATCAGAAGTGGTAATGCTAGACGCAACACTAAAGTTAATGGAAATTTAATTGAAGCCGATTACCCCTATGCTAAACGACTAGATGAGGGTTGGAGTAAACAGAATCAGATTGGTTTGATTGATCCTACTGTAAAGCATATGGAAGAATACATAAGAAAAGGCGCAAATTAAATGGCAACAACAATTTCAGATTTTTTACTACGAGTTAAAGTAGTAGGCCAAAATGCAATTGATAGTTTAACTAAATCAGCTAACAGTGCTGACGTAGGCTTAAACAAAGCATCAAATAGCGCCAACAAATTTGGCAAAGCTGTTAAAGACATGGGCAGTGTTGTAGCTGGTTCAATGGGTAGTGGCATTAATCAAGTCGATGGCATGGCCAGTGCATTAGGAAATCTAGGTAGAGCCGCTACTGGCGTTACATTAGTAGCTACTGCCTTTCTAGCATTAGGTATGAAAGCAATTAGTGCCGCAGATCAAATTCAAGATTTAAGCGATGCTACAGGTATCAGTGCAAGTAGATTACTAAACTTTAAACAAAGCATTCTTGAAGCAGGTGGTAGAGCAGAAGATTTTGAAAAGATATCAGCAAAACTTAATCAAACATTAGGTGATGCAGTTAACGGCAATGAGAAAGTACGAAAATCATTTAGAGATTTAGGTGTAGCATTAGGTGATGCTAATGGTGACATTCGTAGCACTGATGATTTACTGCCAGAAATATTAAGCGCATTAGCAGCCATACCTGATCCAGCGACAAGAGCTGCCACAGCAGTTGAATTATTAGGTAAGGCAGCGAATAAGATTGATTGGACTAAAGTTACTGCAGGCCGTGATTTATTCAAAGATGCAGAAATCAAAGCACTTGCAGATTATCGTGGTGAGATTGATAAACTTGCAAATAGTATTGAAACAAGTTTAATAACTGCGTTTGGTAAATTAGCAATTGCAATTAACAAGGCGTTTAGTGGCCCTGCGACTACAATAGAAAAATTCAAAGCTGGCTTATACAGCATGTTACCTGGTGATTTAGGTAAAGGTGGCATTGAAGGTATCAAAGAAGATATCAGAGCACGATTGGAAACTGATGCCGAATCACTACGATTGGCAAATAGAGCTAGGGCGGCCGCAGGTGGCGCCGCGGCCACAGGCGCAGTCGCAGGTACAGGTCAATTAAAGATCACGCCGGCTGGTAATCAAGCTATTGAAAACGCAAGAGCACAAACACAAGCATTGCGTGAAACAACTGAACTGCAAAACAAATATGCTACAAGCATGAATGCTACATTAGCTTTACAGCAATACTCTGGTGATTTAGCAAGAGCCAATCTTCAAATTGAATTTGATCGTGATAAAAAACTCGCAGATATCAATAAGCAAATACAAACTGAAACAAGTAATAAAGAACGTGATAGTCGTGTTACCCAAGGCATTGTAGATCAATTAAAGGAACAGGGAATAGAAATAATACGTCAAGCGGCGAATGCAAAAACTGCAAAACAAAACGAAATACAGCAATTACAATATCAAAAAGATTTGATGGCTGACATTCTATTGTTAAATCAAGCATTAACACAAAATGTACAATTAAGCCAATTATCAAATCAAAATAAATTGATTGGCCTATATGGAGATGAACTTAAAGAACAACAAGGTTTAATGACTATTGAAAATGAAAGAATTAACGCAGTATTAGCCGCAAGAAACAAATATGAAGCATTAGGTAAAAATGCAACTAGTCAAGATGCTACTAGATTACAAACTGAAATTAGCCAAGCACAACGTGCCTCTGATATGAAAGTTTCCATATTGAAAGAGCAATTGGACAAAGAGAAAGCATTGCGTGAAAATGCAAGTGCTGGAGCCGCGCAAGCAATGGAAGCAATTACTCGTAGTATGGATCCATTCCAACAAGCACAAATGCAAGTTAATAGCTTATGGGGCAATATGAGCAATGCTATTGATACGTTCGTAGATACAGGTAAATTTAAATTTGGTGATTTTGCCCGTAGCATTATACAAGATTTAATTAAAATTGAATTAAGAGCGCAAGCTACCTCTGTATTAAAATCGTTAGTTGGTTCAATATTTGGTGGCTTCTTTGCTGAAGGTGGTAATCCTCCAGTCAACAAACCAAGCATCGTTGGTGAAAAAGGACCTGAAGTATTCATACCTAAAACAGCCGGCACAATTATACCTAATAGTGGCATTGGTGGCGCAGGTGTCGCTGGTATGGGTACTAGTGGTACTGGTGGTAACACATATATTACAAATAACATTAACGCAGTTGATGCTAAGTCAGTTGCTCAATTGTTTGCTGAGAACAGAAAAGCATTATTTGGTTCAGTAGAGCAAGCAAGAAAAGAAGTTTCGTATGGAGTACGATAAGGAATAATTATGGCAGGTTTACAAACAATTTTAAATTATTGCGACAGTGTTGAAATAGATCGCCGCAAAGTAGTTGGTATACAATTCACACGAAATGAAATACCTAGAGTAAGTCAAACACCTACAAAGAATCCATGGAAGTTTACAGTCAGTATGCCAAGTAGATTTAGATATAGTCAAATACGTGATTTGATGGAAGCGTTAGACACATTAGATCGTATTGGTAGTGAAGTAATTACATTTAGTAATCTACCTCAATTAAGTTGGGTGTTTGCGTATCAAGGTAGTATGAGTCAATCAATGATTAATACTATCACGGTAACTAGTTATGTTAACGATCAATTGACATTGACTAATTTACCAGTTATACCAGCTACTAGAGTATTGTTTCAGCCTAACGATTTGATTCAGATTGGTAACAATCCATACCCATTTACTAGCGTTAATCAAGTATTGCGTGGCACTGGCTCTAGTGTTACATTTACTGTAAGCAGACCAAACATATTAACAACTACTGTAGTTGGTGATGGTATTACTGTTGGTAACGCATGTGAATGGAATGTATTCTGTCCTAACATGCCAACATATAAATTAGTTCCAGGTGGTCAATTAATGAGTGGTAGAACAATTACTAACAATGCATTGATCGAATGGAGTGATAACTTTGTATTATATGAACAGGTAGGAGCCGCGTAATGGAGAACATACCAGCAGTAGCAAATAACAAAGCAGTAGTTAACAGTGCTGAATTTGTTAGATTAACAATTTACGATACGATTACAGCAACAGGTGCAACAGCATTAACAATTGGTGACTCATATGAAATTAAAACAACTGGTACAACTAACTGGACTAGTATAGGTGCTACAAGTAATGTTGTTGGCACAATATTCATAGCAAATAGTGCTGGAACTGGCAATGGATCAGCACTCCCTGTAGAAATTCATACATTCAGCAGTGCTTATCAGATTGAAACAATCAATGGTCAAGAATATACACCATTAGGTGGATTATTAGGCGTTGGTCAACAGCAAAGAGATATGCGTGTTACTAATGCTGATACAACTATTTCATTGAGTGGTGTAGATGGTAATAACATGTATACCGTATTAGATACTAAGATTCGTGGTAGTAAATTAGAAATTATTAGAGGTTTTTATAATAATAACTACGCATTAACAAGCACAGCACAACGCTTTACTGGTATTATAACTGGTTACGCTATTAATGAAGATCGTCAAGAAAATGATGACAACTTTACAATTACATTGAATGCAAGTTCATACAAAAGTGTATTAGAAAATCGTGTAGCAGGTAGAAAGACGAATCCTGTAAGTTGGAAAGAGTTTAGTCCTACTGATACGAGTATGGATCAGGTATATTCATTAGCAGATCAATGGTTCGACTTTGGTGGCAAACCATTTACAGGAGCAACTACTACAAGCACTACAGCTTCAACAAATAGTGTTCAATCGCAACAACAATCATATGTGCAGGAGCAACCATAATGGGATTCAGCTTAAAAAAATTATTTAAAGTTGTTGCAGTCGCTGGTTTAGCTATTGCTACAGGCGGTGGCTCATTGGCGGCGATGGCTTCTGCCGCTGGAACATTTTTAACAAGTGGAACAGTTGGTGCTATGTTAGCACGTGGTGCATTGGCAATCGGCATTAGTAAATTAGTTGCTAATCGAGCAGGGACAAAAGGCGCAGGTGGTGATGCACCTCCCTCTAGATTTCAAGCAACTCCATCGACTACAAATAAAATACCATTAGTGTATGGTAGTGGTTATTATGGCACGGTTATAACAGATGCTATGATTACTACTGATAATACTACAATGTATTATGTCATGGCATGTGCTGAAGTAACTAGTGGCACAAATAGTTTTGGTGATATTTATTTAGATAATCGTTTAGTGACATTTGATGGAACAGATCAAACTAAAGTTGTTAGCTTAACAAACAATGCTGGAGAAATTGATACCAAAATGGCTGGTAACATTTTTATCTACAAATATAGTAATGGTTCTAGCAGTGGTGTCAATACAGCGCAAACAGCTATACAAGTATTGCAAGATAGTGCTATCCCAGTAGCTAGACGTTGGACTAGCACAAATACAATGGATAACACAACATTCATCATTGTTAAATTAATTTACAATTATGAAAAACAAGTCACTGGATTAAATCAAGTAAAAACTAATATCATCAACACAATTAATAAGCCTGGTGATGTATTATTTGATTACATGACTAATACTAGATATGGCTGTGCTATTCCAGAAACACAAATTGATATTGCTAGTTTAACAGCGTTGAATACTTATAGTAATGAATTAATTACATTCGTACCAGTTGGTGGTGGTTCTACTACACAAGCAAGATATCGTATCAATGGGCCTGTTGATTTAAACAACAATTGTTTAACAAATTTACAAGAAATTGTTGACGCATGTGATAGTTGGATTCAGTATAGCGAGCTAGTTGGTAAATGGAAAGTTGTTATCAACAAGCCATACACTGGTGCTTTATTAGATTTATATCATGTTGATAGCAATGTTATCATTGGTGGCATAGACATAACACCATTAGACTTGAATCAAACATACAACAGCATTGAAGTGCAATATCCAAATAGTAATATTAAAGATCAAAACGCAGTAAGTGTAATTGATTTGACTGATGCGTCAACAGATTGGTATAAGCCAGAATTATTAAGTCCCAATGAAGCAAACAACAGATTAACAATTCAATATCAAATTGTTAACAATTATGTACAAGCAATGTATTTAGGTGTGCGTAGATTGTTACAAAGTCGTGAAGATTTAACAATACAATGTATGCTAGATTATAGTGGTATACAGATTGAAGCTGGTGATGTAGTTCGTGTTACATTAGCAGAATATGGATGGGATAACAAACTATTCCGTGTAAGCACTGTTACTGAAATCAAAAAAGAAGATGGTAACTTAAGTGCAAGCATTACTGCGTTTGAATATAATGATGATGTTTACGAGGACAATGCTATTCAAAACTTTGTACTTGCTGACAACACAGGATTAAGTGATCCAAACATTATTGCTACTCCAATTGCGCCTACTATAGTTACTGATTACGCCAACACAATTAATCAAATGACAGTAACAGGTACAGTGCCTAGCACAGGTACAATATTGTATCTTGATTTTAATTATGGTACCAGTAGCGATAGTCAAACACATAACTATTATACAACAAGCAAAAATAAAAATGGTAGTGCATTAACTCCTGGAGCTACATTAAGCACAGTTGTTACAGATTTGCCTGCAGGTAATTACTATTGGTCTGTGACTGCTAGAAACAATAATGCTGGTGTTCGTGGTCCAAGCAGTACGATTGTAAGTGGTTGGCCTGGTAGTAATGTAACTGTATGGGACGGTGCAAACAATACTGGTGGCATAACAAACAATAATGTTGCCAATAGTACATTGACAGGTAGCAAAGTTTCTAGCAATACAATTACTTCGACTAACTTAACAACTACTGGAGTTATTGCAGGTAGTTATACAAGTACAAACTTAACTGTTGATGCCGCAGGTAGAATAACTGCCGCCGCAAGTGGTACAAGCGGTGGAGGCGTCTTTGCTTATTTGAATGACAGATCATTTGCTCTTACTGGTGGAGTTGATCCTCCTACAGCAATTAATTCACGGATTACTTATGGCGCATCTAGAATACCTGGAAATAATCAAGCCAATACAAGTACAGGAAGTTTTGAAGCATTAACATTTGATAGTTATTATCCTTGGTATACTAGGAATAGTTTAACAACTAATGGTTATTTTGCTGATAGTCACCCTAGCATTAGATGTAATCCTGATGGAGCTGGTATACAAAATATTGCTACTGTAGTGAATATGGGAGGTAGAGCAGGTTGGTGGACAATTATTGGCGCTGGCATACCAGCTGGAGAATATTTAGCAAATGCACAATTTAATAATTTTAGTACAACTCAAGTTATTAGTGATGCCGATATTGAAATTCAAATTGCTGGTTGGTATAAACAAATTGAAGTAGCAAATAACGCCAACATTAGTGATGCTATTAAACCTGACACAACAATTTCAACATATACATTAGTTGCTAATAAGCCGCAAATGTTAACAATAGATTGGAACATGAAAGGCAATGCAACCTTTTCAATATATGATATGGGTATGTGTGCCCGCGTCATTGGTACTGGTAATGTAGTCGTGTTAACCGGTACATCGTTAACAACAAAACCCAATGGTTGGACATGGGGCGATCTATATTGGATCAGACCATAAAACATAAATAGAATATAAGGAAACAGAAACATGAGTTTATTATTAAACGGATCAAAGACGATGACAATTGCTGGCACCGAAATGCAATGCATTGAAATATATACAGGTGAAAGTTATACACTTCCTTTTACTTTTACATATGCTAATAATTCACCAATCAATTGCACTGGTTGGACATTAACTACAGGCGCTAAATTTTACAATGTAGATACAGTAACTTACACAAGTCCTGATACTGTCGAATTAGGCAATCTTGCAATATTAAGTCCACAACCCAGTACTGGCGCAGGAACATATAGTGCTAATTTAACTGCGGCATTTACTACTGCGGCAAGTGGTATTGGATACATATACATACCTGCAAATTTAACAGGTGGAACAGGTAGTCCTAATCCTACCCCAACAATAAATTTAGCAAACAGTGGTGCTAACTCATCATTAGTCGTTATTACATTGGGTGTATCTAGGACTGATGCATTAAGTTCATTAACAGATTTTAACAAAGAACCAATTGGCATTATCGTAAGGTATCAATAATGAGTGAAATACTATCCAACATTGTTCTGCAGCCAATCAACAGTACATTCGTTCCAGAAACGAATTCACTTAATGTTACTCCAGAAACAATTCAATTAAACATTTTTACTGCTGGTGCGCCAGGCGCAGGACAAAGTAGTAATGGAGAATTGTTATATAACAACAATGCTACTATCGATGGATTGCCTAACGCTACTGTTACTGGTAATACTCTTAGATTTACTAATTTAGCAAATTTAAAAATCAATTGTGGCACTAATAGTTATTTTCTTCAAACTGATGGCACTGGTAATTTAACGTGGGCTGTATATCCTGGTAACATCAGTGGTAATAGTGCTCCTGGCGGTGCTAATACACAAATTCAATTTAATGATGGTGGTAATAACTTTGGTGGCAATGCTGGATTCACATTTGATAAAACTACTGGCGATGTTAATATACCAGGTAACATTACTGTCGTTGGTAACATTAATGGTAATCTTGTACCTAATTTTGCTAATTTTGCTGGAACAGCGTTTAATGTAGCAGGTGGTAATGTAAGTGGACCTGTTTCAAACGCCGCATATTCTGATTTCGCAGGGTCAGTAGCTACCGTAACTGCCAACGCACAACCAAATATTACTAGTGTTGGCAATTTAACTAGTTTAACTGTTAATTCTAATACAATTGCATTGGGAAATGGAGCGAATGTTAATACTGGTGGTCAAGGCGTTTCAATTGGTTATTTTGCAGGCGCAGTAAATCCTGGCGATGATGCTGTTGCGATTGGTGATGGCACTGGTGGCATTAATCAAGGTATGGCAACAACTGCTATAGGAGCTGGTGCGGGTCGTGAAAACCAAGGCAACTATAGTACTGCAATTGGCTTAAGAGCTGGTTATTACTATCAGGGTTCAAATAGCGTTGCAATTGGTGCCTCCGCCGGTAATAGTGGTC